ATGACCACCAGCGCGATCTATTTCGGCGGTGGGGCCGCATTCGTAAGGGACCCTGACATTCGTGAACTGCTCAAGGCCATTGGCCTGAACTTCATGGCGTATATGGAGGGCCCGGGTGCAGCGATCGATTGGCTTCCGGAAGTCTGCAAGGCCTGGATGGATGACCATGAAAACTCGGCGCCTGGACTGCGCGACATCGAGCTGGAGGAAGCACTGACAACTCCCGAAAGGAAGGCGGGATTCGTGGCTTACCTGCATTGGCTCCTGCTCAGGGTCCCGCCAGACAACATGTATGACATGAAAATTGCCTCTGCTGCCATCGACCGGATTTTGGCTCTCTTGTCCGAAGCGACAGAGCCAACTTAGACGGCCCCGCCCGCCTGCCGCGCACGACACCCCGAAAAATACGGAACTCCGTTAGGAGATCCCCCGCCACCCGCGTAAAATAGTCCCCAGAGAGCTTGCGTCCAGAGCTCATGCAGAAGCCCGGCCATCGCGCCGGGCTTTTTCGTTTCCACCGTTCAACCCCAAGCACAGACGCCCAACCGCCGACCCGTCCCGGGCCCCGGCGCGTCGCGGCGTGGAGAAAACTGAAGATGAGCCGACGTTACCCGCGAAACATCCAGAACCTGCAGAAGCAGATCGCCGCCGCCAACGAACCGGAGGCGCCTCCGGAAACCTTGGGCACGGACCCCGCACCGATACCCGCTCCCGTCCCGGAGCCGGTGCCAGCGGAGGACCCCGTGCCCGAGCCGGACGCGGTGGCACTGACTGAAGCAGCGCCCGCGCCGGAGTACTGGCGCTCGCGCTTCCAGACCGCGGAAGGGATGTTGCGCAGGGAGCGCGAGGAACGCAGCCGCGAACAGATCGGCCAGCAGGCCCAGTTGCAGCAGATGCAGCAGCAACTCGGCGACCTGCAGCGGCAGATCGACGGCGGACGCGACCCCGTGGCGGAGCTGGACCTGGGCCAGCACTTCAGCGCCGAGCAGATCGCGCAGCACGGCGAAGACCACCTGCGCGCCGTGCTGCGGGCGGCGCAGCGCACGCTGGAGCCGCAGCTGCAGCTGCTGCTGTCGCGCGAGATGGCACCGCTGCGCCAGGAGCTGGAGCAGGCGCGCCAGAGCGTCGCGCAGGTGCGGCGCAGCCGCGATGGCGAGGTCTACGAGGGCTTCCTGCAGGAGCTGTCGCGGCGCGTGCCGCAGTGGCAGGAGCTCAACGGCGATCCGCGTTTCCTGCAGTACCTCGACCAGGCCGACGAGGCCACCGGCGAGCGGCGGCAGGACCTGCTGAGCCTGTTCGAGCAGCGCGGCGACGCGGCGCGGGTAGCGCGTTTGTTCGGCGAGTTCCTGCGCCAGGGCGCTGCCCCGGCGCGTGACCCGCACAGGCGCCTGCTGCCCGACAGCTCGCCGGATGGCGGCAACCCGCCGCCGGACCTGCGCCCGGCCATCACCCAGGCGGAAATCCGCCAGTTCCAGGCCGACGTGGCGCGCGGGCGCTACCGCGGCCGGCCGCAGGAACAGGCGGCCATGCAGCAGCGGATCGACCAGGCCTACATCGGCGGTCGCATCGGCTGATCCCATCCATCAACCCTCAACCCAACCCAATCACAAGGACCAACACACATGGCAAACATGCAGATCTCGGGCACCTACCCGAATCTTTCCGCCAACGGCGCAGGCACCGCCAAGTACATCCCCACGCTGTTCTCGCAGAAGGCCACCGTCAAGCACTACGACATGACGGTCTGCGGCGAGATCACCAGCAACGACTGGGAAGGCGAGGTGACCAAGCTCGGCGACAAGGTGGTCATCCGCCGCACGCCCGACGTCTCCGTGGGCGACTACCAGAAGAACCTCGACATCGCCTACGAGACCCCCGAGGACAACGCCACCGAGCTGGAGCTCAACCGCGGCAAGTACTACGCCGTGGTGCTCGACGACGTCGACCGCATCCAGAGCGACATGGGCCTGATGGACATGTACGCCGAGGACGCCGCCGAGCAGGTGGTGCTCAAGCAGGACGCCGAATTCCTCTCCAGCATCGTTGCCGACATCTCCCCCCAGAACCAGGGCGCCAGCGCCGGCAGGAAGTCCGGTGCCATCGACCTGGGCGCCGTCGGCGCGCCGGTGGTGATCGACGCCGACAACGCCGTGAAGTTCCTCATGCGCATGAACCAGTCGCTGACCGAGCAGGGCGTGTCGCGCGTCGGCCGCTGGGTCGTGCTGCCGGCCTGGTTCTGCACCATCCTGAAGAACACCGACGTGAAGTCGGCGCTGATCACCGGCGACGCCGAAGGCGCCATCCGCAACGGCCGCCTCGGCACCATCGACGGCCTGACCATCTACGAGTCCAACCAGCTGACGGACTACATCGACACCACGCTCAACGTCACCCCGGTGATCGCCGGCCACAAGGACGGCGTGACCTGGGCCAACCAGTTCATCAACGCCGAGGTCATCCGCCTGCAGACCAAGTTCGCCTCCGCCATCCGTGGCCTGGCGGTCTACGGCTACAAGGTGGTGGAACCCCGCTACCTCTCCCTGGGCCGCGTCACGCCGGACCTGTCGGCGCTGTAAGCGCAAGCCACAAAGCTGACCTTCCCCGTAGCCCGGTTTCGCGCAGCGAAGCCGGGAGCCATGCCCAGCTGTGCTCCCCGGCTTGCCTTCGGCAAACCGGGCTACGTCTTCTCCCAGGTTTTCTATCGAAGGAACCCCCATGAACCTCAAAGACAAACTCGCCAAGCCCGTGAACCCCTACACCCAGCCCAACGCCACGCCCGACGGCACGCGCAAGAGCGCGGGGGTACGCAAGGCGTACTGCGAAACGAAAACGCACCAGAAGAAGTAAGCCGCACCTTTCCCCTCTCCCGCTTGCGGGAGAGGGGCAGGGGAGAGGGTGCTGTAAATGCTGGAATTGTCAATCCTCTCTCCTTTTACAGAAACCCTCTCCCCAACCCCTCTCCCGCAAGCGGGAGAGGGGCTACTTTTGAGCAGGAACCCCCATGCCCCAGTACCTCATCCGCGACGATGGCGCGGTCTATCCCTACAGCGCGCTGCTCGCCGCCAGCGCCCGCTTCAAGATCGTCGACGAGCTGCCCGCAGCCCACGTCCACGGCATCGACCAGGCACGCGGCCGCGCCGACGATCGCGCCATGGCCACCCGCCTGATGCGCGAGCAGCAGGACGTGCGCCAATCGCGCAAGCGCGAGGAATCCGTGCGCCTGCGCCGCCAGCTCGCCGCCACCCCCGCCGTAGACACCACCGCCGCCGCCGAAGCCCAGCGCCAGGCCGACGCCTTCACGGAGAAAACCTGATGGGCAGCATCGCCTGTTCCCGCATCCTGCAGCGCGCCGCACGCACCCTGTTCGACGAAACCGGCGTGCGCTGGCCGCCGGCGGAACTGCTGGACTATCTCAACGCCGGCATCGGCGCCATCGTCGCCGCCAAGCCCGACGTGGCGGCCACCGCGCAGCCCTTCGAGCTGGTGGGCGGCTCGCGCCAGGATCTGCCGCAGGACTTCATCCAGTTCCTCGGCCTCACGCGCAACCTGGGTGCCGACGGCGCCACGCCGGGCCGCGCCATCCGCCAGGTGGAGCGCAACGAGCTGGACCATGGCTACCCCGACTGGCACTCGGCCACGGGCGAGGCGGTGCTGCACTACTGCCACGACAGGCGCCTGCCGCGGCTGTTCTACGTCTTCCCCGCCGCCGCCGGCTGGGTGGAACTGCAGGGCGTCAAGGCGCCGGCGGAAATCGTCGACGCCGCCGAAACGCTGCCGCTGGACGATCTCTACGAGAACCCGCTGCACAACTGGGTGGTGGCCTATGCCTACGCCAAGAGCAGCAAGTCCGGCGACATGAACCGCTCCGGCGCCTACATGACGCTGTTCGCCAACGCCCTGGGCCTGAAGTCGCAGCTGCAGTTCAGCTTCGCGCCCACCGACCCGGACGTGGCGGCCCGCAGCGGCGAGGACAACTGATGGGCGCGCTGGAATCGCTGCTGCCGCTATGCCGGCGGCAGGCACAGGGCTGCCCGGACTTCCTGCTGCTCGACGCCCTGCGCCAGGCCGCGCGCGAATTCTGCCGCGACTCCTGGTTCGCCCGGCGCACGCTGGAAGTGAGCCTGCTGCCCGGCGTCAGCCACTACGATCTGACGCCGCCGGACGCCGATGAGGAAGTCATCGGCGTGGACGCCGCCGAGTACCGCGGCCGCCCGCTGCAGCCCGCCGACCCGCGACAGCTGCCGCAGCGCAGCGGCCGGCCGGCGTGCTTCCTGTGGCTGCCGCCGGCCACGCTGGAGCTGCTGCCGTATCCACCCGCCGACGCAAGCGGCCTGGACGAGCCGCTGCGGGTGAGCGCGGTGGTGCAGCCCACGGCGCAGGCACAGACCCTGGGCGACGACCTGCTGCAGCACTGGGACCAGGCGCTGGCGCATGGCGCCCTGGCCCGGGTCTGCGCCATGGAAGGCGCCGCCTGGTCCTCGCCGCAACTGGCCACGCGCCACGACCTGCTGTTCTACGCCGCCAGGATCAACGCCAAGGGCAGCGCCCTGCGCGCCCACATGCCGCACGGCCTGCGCGTGCAACCCCGGAGATTCTGAGATGAGTTACGGACATGTCCACCGCCGCGTAGCGGCGGAAGCCGCGCCCGTGGTGGTGCAGTTCCAGCGCGAGGTCAATCTTCTCCAGGCGGCGTCCTCCTACGCCCTGCCGCTGCAGCGTACGCGCAGCGGGCAGCCCTGGACGCGCGGAGAGCTGGTGGTCCACGCCAGCGTCATCGGCCCGGACGGCGGCGACGGCTACTACGGCTTCGGTTTCTCCGGCGGACTGGTGGCGCCGCCGCAATCACTGCGCTTCGCCGACGGCGAGTCGGTCGCCTGGCTGCAGCTGCAGGACCTGTTCTACGGCAATCCCGTCGACTATCCCGAGTGGGAGTACTTCCCGCACTACGTGCTCTGCTCGATCTCAGAGGGGCCCGCGCACGTCGTCGGCCCCCGCGGCAATGGCGAGTTCCCCGTCTACGCCGTGGCACTGCCGCCGCCGGGGCATTGAGAGCTTATCCGTGAATAAAACACGCACGCGTTGCTGCCAGAAATCGCGCCAGGCAAGTCGGCCGATGCGCGGTTTGGTGGTTCCAAATAAGCAGCGGCCGGCGCCGCATGGCGCGATTTCTGGCGCAACCCGGAGGGACGGGGCCATTTTCGCGCCCCGCGGCCCCTATCGCCCCTTATGTACGTCTAGTACACCGCGGGTCGATAGGGTTAGCGGGACACGAAAATGGCACGCCGTCGCGTGCGTGTTTTATTCACGGATAAGCTCTAAGCCATGACCAGAATCCGCATCGAACCCTCGCGTGGCCTCATCCCCCGCGTCGCGCCGCAGCTGCTGCCGCCGGAATGCGCCCAGGTCGCCACCAACGCGCGCCTGCTCAGCGGAGATCTCGAAGCCTGGCGCCAGCCGGCGCAGATCGCCGCGCTGTTCAAGAGCGGCGAAATCCGCAGCCTCCACCTGATGGCGCGGCAGCACTGGCTGCACTGGACCGCCGCCGAGCTGGGCGCCGGCGCCGTCACCGTGGACGTGGCGCGCGGCCCCATCGCCGGCGACGAAACCGAGCGCACGTACTTCACCGGCACCGACGCGCCGCGCGTCACCGACATCGCCCGCGCCATCGGTGCCTGCGGCGGCGCATACCCCTGCGACAGCCTGCTGCTGGGCGTGCCCGCGCCGGAGGCCGCGCCGCAGCTGAGCCTCGACGGCGCGCTGCCCGAAGCCTCCAACGTCGAGTTGCTCAACCCCGGCGCCGAGAGCGCCGGCACCGCCGGCTGGATCGTCGATGCCGGCGACCTCGGCGTGCACGCCGCCGGCGACGTCGCCGACCTCGCGCCGCAGGCCGGCGGCTATTTCTTCCACGGCGGCAGCGTCGCCGAGACGCGCGCCCACCAGACCCTGCCGATGGACCTGGTCGGCCTCGTGGCGGGGCAGGGGCTGTCGCTGAGCTGGTGGCAGGCCAGCGGCGCCCATGCCGGCCAGGCCGGCATGTCCCTGCTGTTCCTCGACGAGGGCGACACCGAGATCGGCCGCGTGGACGCCGCACCGGAAGCCAGCAGCCCAGCCCTGCAATGGCGCCAGCGCACCATCAGCGGCCAGATTCCCGCCGACGCGGCGCAGGTCCGCCTGGAGCTGCGCTGCCTGCGCGCCGGTGCGGATATCAACGACGGGTACATCGACTCCATCACCCTGGCCTCGCAGGACTACAGCCAGTCCTTTGACGGCTCCACGCTCAGCGGCTGGACCACCAGCCCCAATGACGGCAACGGCAACAGCTTCCGCCGCCTGACCGTGGACAGCTCGCAGGGCCAGCCCGCGCCCTGCATCCGCTACGACGGCGACTCGCGCCATGCCTTCATGTACCGCAACTTCAGCACGCAGCAATCGCCACGCGTGCGCCTGCAGTACGAAGCCAGGGCCCATCCGAAGAGCGCCATCGCCGCGCTGGTGATGGCCACCTCCGCCGGCAGTGCCTACGGCCTGCGCCTGAACCCCGGCGGCTCGGTCAGCTGGAACGCCATGAACAGCTGGACCGACAGCGGCACGCTGGTGGAAACCGTGCTGACTTCGGCCGGTGCCTACGCCGGCAACTGGCTGCAGTTCGAGATCGACATCGAGATGCGCGACCGGAACCGCGCCATGGCCAGCGTCACCGTGCGCGACAAGGCCAGCGGCAGCGTGCTGGCCGACGCCGTGCAGACCGAGATCGGCGTGGCGGGCCCGTATTCCGGCTTCAATTTCTACGGCAACTTCCACGGCCGCTACGTCTGGCTCGACAACATCGGCCTGACGGTGGTGGCGCCCGAGCCCGAGCAGCCCGACGCCACCGTCTTCGTCAGCTACGTGCAGACCTTCTGCAACGAATACGGCGAGGAAGGCCCGCCCGGCCCGCACAGCCGCAGCGCCCAGCGCAACAGCAACGCCCCGGTGACCATCGCCACCCCCGTCGCCGCACCGCCCGGTTACGGCATCACCCACAAGGTCCTGTACCGCTCCGCCACCGGCGCCAGCGGCACGGCCTACCAGTTCCTGGCGAAGATCCCGCTGGCGCAGGAGAGCTACGTGGACCTCCAGGCCGACACCGACCTCGGCGGCGTGCTGGAGTCGCAGCTCCATGACCTGCCGCCGGCCGACCTGCGCGGCCTGCTGGCCATGCCCAACCGCTTCCTCGCCGGCTTCTCGAAGAACGAGCTGCTGCTGTCGGCGCAGGGGCGCTACCACGCCTTCCCGCTGGATTACCGCCTAGCCACCGACTACCCCATCGTCGCCATCGGCGCGATCGACGCCAGCGTGGTGGTGCTGACCGAGTCGCACCCCTACGTCGCCACCGGCTACACGCCCGACGCCATGTCCATGCGCAAGCTGGAAGTGCCCTACGCCTGCTCTGCTAGGCGCAGCGTCGCCAACCTCAAGGACTTCGGCATCGTCTACAGCTCGCCCGACGGCCTGGTCGCCATCAACGGCCAGGGCGCGCCGCTGCTGCTGACCGAGGCCTTGATGACGCGCGAGCAATGGCAGGCCCTGAACCCCGCCTCCATCCTCGGCGTGGCGCATGACGACCGCTACTTCGGCTTCTACGAGAAGAGCGGCGGCGAACGCGGCGGCTTCATCCTCGACGCCCGCGCGAACGGCTTCGGCCTGGTGTTCATCGACCTCTGGGCCCAGGCCGCCTTCAGCGACGCGCTGAGCGACCGCCTGCTGCTGGTGATCGACGACGCCGTCTGGCAATGGGAGGGCGGCAGCACGCGCCGTCCCTACACCTGGCGCTCCCGCCTGTTCCAACTCCCGCGCCCCACCGCCTTCGCCTGCGCCCAGGTCCGTGCCGCCGACTACGAGGACCTGGTCCTGACGCTCCTCGCCGACGGCCAGCCGTACTTCAGCCGCGCCATCACCTCCGTCACCGAATTCGTCCTGCCCGACCGCGTCGCGCAAGCCGGCTTCGAGGTCGAGCTGAGCGGTACCTCGCGGGTGCAGTCGGTAGAGCTGGCGGAGGAGATGGAGGAGTTGGGGTAGGGCAGTAAATCCGCGGGATTTGCACAACCTTTGCACATGACGGATGCACTCTGCGTCCATGCAGCTTGCAGGAAAGAACACATGAACGGCTACAGGAATTCAAACAAAAGTTTCATGGACGGTTTCCTGCGCGGGCAGGATTTCGTGGCGAAACTCCAGTTGGATAGCGACATAGAAGAAGCCCAGAAGGCGGGCGTGGGAAATGACGGAAAACATGGAGCCCTGGGCCTGCAAGGGCCGGACGTTGGCAGGTATCACGAGGACGGAAAGCCTCCCTCCTTGCCGTCCGGGAGGGTGCTTGATCCGCTCCTGGAAGAACTGCGTCGCGGGCCGGAGGCAAGAGGGAGCTTCGATGAAGTTACCGATTTCATGCACGGGGAAATGAAGGAGAACTACCAAAGCAAGGCCGTGAATATGTTGGCGGAGGCAAACAGAAAGCTTCAGAAGACTTGGGCTCTTGCCGGATGGGCGAATCTGGTATGGCCCGAACATGCCTGGGATCACAAGCCGATGCTCAGCACCGGTGTGACGGTGGGCCGCGAGGACCGCAGGAAATTCAAGGGAACCCCTGCGGAATGGTTCAAGGATGGTAATGATCGATACGGATACGAGATATGGTCCAATGTTCACTACGGGTACATTGGAAGGCGTTCAGGATTTCACGGTGATACATTGTTGTCGGGGGCGGGAGTTGCGCAGCTAGCCACCCTCTATGGAAAAAGAGGAAAGAAGGAGGAGAGGTCAAATGCGTGGCGGCGAGCCCTACTCGAAGGAGAGGGGCGAAAGGGCCTCGATGACCCTCCTGATTCATCGGCGATCCGGCTTGGTATTCATCTGTATGAGAAGTATGGAGATCGCATGACCTTGGATCAGTTAAGGAAGGAAGTTCGCGCCTGGCCTGGTCTAAAGGTGATTCGTGCCCCAGTGGAAACGGAGCAGTACATCTACTCGAAGAAAAATGAAGATCGATAGGATGAAGCGCGTTCTGACAAAAGTTCTCGCTGCCGGCGTCGTAGCCGGTCTCTTATTCATTCTTTGCAACTGGGAAACTTACTCCATGGCGCAGGTTGATCCCCGTGCTCTGCGCGATGCCGCTTGGGCTTCCCTCCAGACGCCGGAGGCGGAGGGGGAATGTCCAGAGATTGAAGTACACACATACGACGAGGATTGGCCTCAGGCCGCCAGAGACCCCAGCTTTCTCGATGGCGGGAGTCTTTTGACACTCAAGCGGCGCTGGTGTGCGAAGCGGCATGTTCAGCTCTCTGTTACCTACCATCAGACAGACTTTCAAGCATTGAGGCGCATGTGGTCATGGAGGGATGGCGCCGACGGGATCAACCTTCCCGTGCCAGGGAAGAGCAAATTCGGCGCCGTCAAGTTCAGAACCGCCGGAACCGGCTCATTTCAGGGAAAGATATGGACCTACTGTGACGCCAAGTTGCGGCTAGGAAACTACATTCTGGGTTATCGGCTGGATGAGGCCGGGGATTCCAGAGGGTGCAAGGCACTGGCCAGGCAAGATGTCGAACTGCTGATAAGGGCAGTGGACGTCCACCTTTTGAGCATCAACTAAGAGATCTTCCGTGAGATTTTATGGCTGGGCTCTGCTTGGCCTGTGTTCGCTTGGCGGAATTTTTGTTCTGCTCTCGACGATTTATTGCATTTCACCTTATGCATTGGAAGATGCCGGTCCGTTGTCCGAGCGGGTTTCCTTGGATAACGCCACGGGCGTGGTTTTCTTTTCGATGATTTCTTTCCTCATTGGGTTGATTGTCGCCGGTTCCAACTGGTGGTTGCGCCGACGCGGCGCAGCCAGTGGCGGTTTTCTATATGCGGCGCTGGTGATCATGACTTTCAGCTCATTGCAGATATACATGTCGGACACGAGGTCGGTCTGTGTTTCGCTTGCAGGATTCGGCGATGGAGTATTCGTCAAGACCATTGAGCCGATGCGTTAAAGTCCAGGCATGGCACAATCCATCTGGCGCAGGAATGGTTCAAGAATGAATCGTGCAAAGGACATGATCCTGCTCATTCCCGCATTACTGCTCAATGCAACTGCATTCTTCGTGGATGTGAACAAGTACCCCGCATGGCCCGATGAATTGGGGACGACGCGCGGCATCGAGGAAGGCGCTGCGGGCATTGCGGTGATCCTGTGCCTGTTGTCGGTACTTCTTTCGGTAGCCGGTCTGGTTCTCGCGTATCGCAATAAGATTTTCTTCACACGGCCGGCGAACCTGGCATTTGTCCTGATCATTGCCCTCTCGCTTGGGAGGATCATTTTCCTGGGTAGCCTTGAAGAGTGATTGCAGTAGGCGCGGGTCCTGACCCGCCTGTCGCTCACAAAACCCTGAAGTAACCCCCAGCCGGCACGCCGGCCTAACACCCCCAAGAACCCGCAGCCCGGTTCGCCCCCAAGGCGAGCCTGGGAGGCTTGCGCCTGCGCGGCGGGTTTTCACACAGGAACACCCGCACCATGGCCTCACGCACCCCCGCGATCCACACGCCGCGCGAGTTCGGCAGCGACGCCGGCATCCGCGCCGCGCGGGCCGCGGTGGATGCGATCCGCATCCGCCTGGAGCGGCTGGAGTCCGCGCTCGACGCTTCCGGCGACGCATTGGAACGCCAGCGCCGTGCGCTGCTGGAAGCGATAGGCCGCGTCTCGCGAACGGTCGAGACCGGCACGCCGCCGGCCGGGACGCCGCGCCTGCTGGTGACCGCGGCGCAGGCGCTGGAGCCGGGGCAGGTAGTGGCCTTCGGCGCGGCCGGCGCTGTGCCGGCGGACATCGGCAATCCCGCGCATGCCACGGCGCTGCTGGGCGTGGCCATCGCACAGCAGGACGAGGGCATGGTCGCCATTGCCACCGACGGCGAGAGCCTGCGCTGCGAGGCCTGGGCCTGGAACCCGGGCGACGTGCTCTACGCGGCGGCGGATGGCGGCCTGTCCACCGCGCCGGGCAGTGGGCAGTGGCGGCGGCGCATTGGCGTGGCGCTGGACAGCGACCTGCTGCTGGTGCTGCCGGGCGAGCCGCTGCTGACGCCGGGCGGCGGGCGCTACCTGCGCATGCGCGACGACGGCCGCGTCGAGGCGGCGGCGATCCCCTATTGCACCGAGCACTTCACCGTGACGCCCGCGATGCTCGCCGCGCGCGGCGTCGCCCTGGCCGAGGCACCGGCCGATCCGCTGAAGGTGGAGCTGAACATCCACCACGGCATCGAGCAGAAACCCGGCATCGATTTTTCCGTCTCCGGCGCATGGCTGTCCTGGGACGGTCTGGCGCTGGCGCTGCTGCTGGAAGGCGGCGACAGCTTTTCCCTCAGGTACCTGACCTGATTTCGCATCAACCCAAAACCCAAGGAGTAAACCCCCATGTCACAGCTCAAGCGCAAGTTCGTGGAAGACAACGCCATCAACGGCGCCAAGATCCGGCTCGACAACAACGAGATGTTGCGCGGCCGCAACGCCGCCAACAGCGGCGACATCGACATCCTCAAGATCACCTCGGCCAACGAGCTGGAGCTGCAGGTGCAGCCCAAGGCCGCGCCGGCGCTCGCGATGCCCAGTGCCGACAAGGACTACGTCACCGTCGAGTACGTGCAGAACGTCATCAACGGCAAGCAGGACCCGAAGGAGGCGGTGGACGTGCTGGCCATGGGCAACCTGGCGCTCACCGGCGCCACGCCGCTGCTGGTGGACGGCCGCACGATCCTGCACGGCGACGCGATCGGCCTGGTCGGCCAGGCCGATGCCAGCCAGAACGGCCCCTACCTCGCCGCGCTGGACGGCGGCAGCTATACGCTGACGCGCCGCGCCGACTTCGACCAGGACGCGGAGGTCTCCAAGGGCGCCTACTTCCCGGTGACCAACGGTACGCAGTACGCCGGCTACCAGGTGATCCTCACCACCGAGAACCCGATCGAGGTCGGCGTCACCCCGCTGAACTTCGTCGCCTATCCCAGCGTGCTGTCGATCGAGGCCGGCGACATGCTGGCCAAGGTCGGCAACACCCTGTCGGTGGACCTGGCCGCGCTGAGCGGCCTGGAGTCCACCAACGCCGGCAACGCCAGCGGCCAGCTGCGCGTGAAGACCGACACCGCCGCCGCGGAGAAGGACCAGACCACGCGGCGCGATCCGGTCAGCGGCGCCACCGTGGCCAAGCGCTCGCGCCGGCACGCGGTGACGCTGTCGCCCACCGACATCGGCAACCAGTACGTGGACCTGCCCGACGTCGCGGCGCAGGACTCCGTGCGCCTGGCGGTGGCCGGCGCCGGCGAGCAGCTGGAAGGCGACGACTACAGCGTCAACTACACCGGCGGCGCCTCCAGCAAGACCCGCGTCAGCTTCGCCGGCGGCCTGGCCACGGCGGGTGTTTCGGCGCTGGTCTCGGGCGACAAGCTCGCCGTCTACTACCGGGCGTTCTGATGGCCGCGCTCAAGTACCGCTTCTTCGAGCCGCTGCCGGCGCTGCAGCCGCAGAACACGCCGGTGGCGGCCGCGGATGGCCTGCAGGCCATCGTCGGCAAGCTGCAGGGGCAGATCACGCAGTTCGCCGCGTACCCGCGCCTGTTCGCCGACACCACCGGCAGCGCCACGACCAGGAGCTGGACCGTGCCGGCCGGCGTCCATGCGCTTAAGTTCCGCCTGTTCGGCCCCGGCGCGCAGGGTGTGGCCGGGCAGAACAGCGGCCCGCGCTCCGGCGGCGGTGGCGGCGGCGCGGGGGCGCTCTGCGAGGGCACGCTGATCGTCAGCCCCGGCGAGGCCATCGCCTATCGCATCCCGCCCGCCGGCTCCGGCAGCGCCGCATACCTGGTCAGCGACAGCGGCAACGCCCGCATCGTCGCCGGTGCGGGCGCGCAAGGCACGGCGGCGGGTGTCGGTGGCGCGGGCGGCACGGCGGCGGTGGGCAGCGACCACGCCGCGCGCGTGCTCGGCTTCAGCGGACGCAACGGCCGCGGCGGCTTCTCCGCGACGCTGGCACTGACGATCCACGACGACGGCGGCGATGGCGCCGACACGCCGTTGGGCGCCGGCGGGCGTGGCGGCAAGGATGCCAACGGCGGCGCAGCCAGCGGCTACGGCGCGGGCGGTGGCGGTTGCCCCGCCGGCAACACGCCGGGCAGCGCCGCCGCCGCCGCACTGATCCTGGAGTACTGAACATGCTCCAGCCCGCCGACATCCGCCGCGAGTGGCCGCGCATCGCCGCGCAGGTGGCCGCGATCCTCCAGGGCGACGAGGAAACGCCCGAGGAGGTCTACGCCGAATGCCGTTTCGGCCGTGCCCAGCTGTACCGCAGCGCCGACGGCTTCGTGGTGCTGAAGAAGTATCCGCGCGAGGACACGGGCCGGCCCGAGCTGCTGCTGTGGCTGGCCCACGGCGAGGGCGGGCGCGACCTGCTGCGGCAATACCAGCCGCAGCTGATCGACATCGCCCGCGCCGTGGGCGCCGCCACGCTGGCCTTCCGCAGCCGCCGCCGCGGCTTCGAGCGCCTGCTGGATGAGCGCTGGCAGCTGCGCGCCGTCGAATACCAATTGAAGATCTGAGGAGTAAGCACATGGGAAGCAAACCGAAGGAACCCGGCGAGACCGCCGAGCAGCGCGAGATGGCGGCCATTGCCGCCGAGTCCTACGACGACTGGCAGCAGCGCTGGCTGCCGCTGCAGCAGGAATTCTTCGCCGATACCATGGACGTGGCACCGCGCCGTAGGCAGGCCCTGGGCAGCGCCGGCGCCGACTACGCGCAGGCCTTCGGCCAGGCGCAGCAGGGCGTGGAGAACCGTCTCTACGCCAGCGGCGCCGCGCCGGGCTCGGGCCGCTACGCCATGGGCCTGGCCGGCTTCGCCAACGACCGCGCGCAGGCCCGCGGACAGGGCCTGGCCGGTGTCGACGCGATGATCGACGACCAGTACGCGCAAGGCCTGCAGACCCTGATCGACATCGGCCGCGGCGAGCGCGCGCAGGCGCTGCAGGGCCTGTCCGAAGCCGCCAACGCCTCGCAGGACCGCGCCATCGCCGATGCGCAGCGCGCCCTCGGCAGCCGCTCAGCGATGCTGGAGGCCGCGGGTTCCGTCGCCGGCATGGCCGCGGCCTACGGGCTGCGCGGGAGCGGCGAAGCGTCGACCGGGTCGGGACGCTGGGGCGCCAAGCTGGGGATGGACAAGCCTATCGGATGAGGAGCCACGATCAAGTTGCCGTTCGCACTGAGCCTGTCGAAGTGTGGGCGGCAACTCGTTGACGGACCGTGGGAAGCCCGCCCGTGCTTCGACAGGCTCAGCACGAACGGACTTTCCAGAGCATCGCCAATCAAGAAAGCAACAACCTACTATCGGGAGACACACCATGGGATTCCTATCACCGTTCGCCACCTACCTGGAGCAGGCCGAGGCCGAGCGCGGCCAGCGCAATGCCCTGGGCATCGCCAAACGCGACAAGCACTACGCCAGCCGCACGCTGGCCGCGATCCGCCGCGCCGACTTCGAGACCTACAAGCAGAACATCCGGCCGATCGAGGATCGGCTGATCTGGATGTACAAGAACCCGGAACAGCGCGCCAACGCCGTGCAGGCCTCGCGCGACGCGGTGGCGCGCAGCTACCGCGCCAGCGGCGAACAGCTGCAGCAGCGCTTCGCCGGCCAGGGCCTGCGCCTGTCGCCGGCACAGCAGACCGCGATCCAGCGCCGACAGGACCTGTCGCAGGGCCTGGCCGACGTCAACGCCGCCAACCAGGCCACGCGTGCAGTGGACGCACGCGACTCGCGCATCCTCGGCGGTGGCAGTGCGCAGCGCTATGGCGGGGGTGCGCAATGAGCGGCCTGCTCGGCACCGCCATGGCGGCCAAGCAGGAGGCCACCGGCCTCTGGGGCGAGGCGGCCGGCCGCGAGCACACGCTCAACTCCGCGCGCGACGCCTTCAAGCTGGCGGAAGAGCAGCAGAGCGCACAGCTCGCCGGCACCGGCGCCGGTGTGGGCGCAATGATCGGCGCCAGCTACGGAGCGGCCGCGGGTCCGGTCGGTGCGCTGATCGGCGCCGGCATCGGCCTGCTCGCCGGCGAACTGTTCTGAAAAAATCCAAGGAGTAGCCATGCAACAAAGACACGACACGGCCCGCATCGGCGCCGAGTTTCTCGCCGGCGACTTCGCCGCGCAGTTCGACGACCCGGCCTTCCGCCGCGCCGCCACCCGCTTCGACGCCGCCATCAACGACGGCCGGGAGCACGCGGAACTGGGCGGCCCGGCGCTGTACGACTTCGCCAACCGCCTGTTCGCGCGCGAGCTGCGCCGCGGCCTCGGCGAACGCCTGCGCGACGGCAGTCGCATCTGTTCCAAGCGCCTGGTGGCGGCTTACCTTGACGATGATGCGGTGGTGCTGGAGCTGGACATCCGCGCGCGTCGCCCCGACGGCAGCGAGTACGACTACCGCGCGCCGGTGACGCGTGGCCGCACCTCCGCCGACACCGACGAGGTGCTGCGCATCCCCCTGCAGCGGCTGCGCGACCGCCTGCGCGGCGCCGCCATGCTCGCCGCCGGCATCGAGCAGGCCGGCGGCCGCGAGCCTCTGCTGGCGCAACTGCGCCGGGCCACGCAACCCATGGGCCTGCGCGGCCCGCAGGGAGCTGCGCGATGAGCAACAGCGGCTACCGCATCGCCGGATTCATGGACGGCTTCATGGGCGGCTACGACTTCGTCGATCGCCTGCAGCGCCGCGAGCAAGAGCGCGACTACCGCCGCGAACGCGCCGCCAGCGAGGACCAGCACCGGGACCAGGAGCAGACCCTGCGCCAGCAGGAGCTGGAGCAGCGCAGCCAGCTCGCGCGGGACCGCCAGCCCTACCAGCCGTCGCTGGAGCAGCAGCGGGAGCTGTACGAAGCCGAGCACCGCGACCGCGTCGAGACACTGGCCCACGACCGCGAGCGCCGCCGCCATGAAGTCGCCCAGTGGCAGACCCCGCCCACCACTCCGCCCCCGCCACCCCGCAAGCCGGACCGGCGCCAGGCGCTGGAAGGGCGCATCCGCGAGCTGGAGGGGTTGTCGCCGTATATCCAGAACCCGGCGATGCCGGAGAATGCAGAGCGATCAAGTTCTGCTCGAACGGGATTGAGAACAGAAAAATCGGCCCCGGTTGCGAAGCAAACCGTGCCATCGAAAAAAAGCGGAAAGATGAAAGGCACGAACAAATCACGAAGCGGTAGTCCCGGTGATTCGCGTGAAAAGAAATTCTCCAATTTCGCTGCTGGGAGGTACCAGAACACGCCCTATTCGACAATAACCTTGTCGAAGATTGCGGAGATGGCGCCTTTCATAAAGGGATATGCCGCCAAGTACAATGTTCCCGTCCTCGCGGTGGCTGGAAGCATTGCTGAAGAGTATGAAACCCGAGGAAGCAAGATGGGTCTCAAGGGGATGTACGATCAATATCAGGACGCCCTGATTCCATATACACCCTCGATTTCGCAGGTCAACAAGCCGTTGGCGGAAGCTTTTGACAACAGAATATCTCCCGGGTACGCCGGATCGCCTGGGTTTCTTCACAACGATCTTGGCCCTGCCAATGTACGCATGGCGACTGCCACGCGTCTGGCCGACAAATATCCGGAGGACTTTCCAGCGTATGCCGATAACCCTCGTGGTCTGGCGGCCTATACGGTTGGAAATCGGGGCAACGCGCATCTCGCGGCCCTGTATTTGTCCCAAGCAAAGCAAGGAATTGGAGGCGTTCTGGAAAACGCGAAGGAGTCGATGTCGGGTGACTACAGGGCAGCCTTATACGTTGACTACTTTCGCAAGGGGCCAGAGCGGATGGGCGACCAGATCATTGGAAGCAGGTTGCTCGGAAAGTATGGAGTTGAGGCGACCAATGAGTTCCTGAGCGGGGTGAAACCAATTCCGGCGCAGGCATTGCCACAGGCCTATTATGGTGCCAGGGTGGTTGCCAACAAGAAGCAAATCCATGATGCTTTGGGCCTGGACTGAGGCAAGATCAATGAAGCGTCTTTCTCTGTTTCGTCGCGCACTGTTCCTAGGGGGGGCATTGGCTGCTCTCTGGACGGCGTGGAGTATCTACTTCGAAATCGGCTTCGATGGCTTCGGTGCTGACTTTGCATTGATCAAGTATGTGCTGGGTGTGGATCGGAGCGGAGGAGCGCTGCAGGAGCATATTACGTCCTACATCGACGATAGAGTTCCGTCGATTCTGTCGTCGCTGGTCCTTCTGGTCTTTGCTGCTTATCTGCTGTCCAAGACCACCGCCGGCCCCGCGGTATCGCAGCGGAATTCCGAGTGAAGCGTCGAAGTGTGCCGTAGCAAGAAGCGGCCACTTGTGATGGCAGGGCGAGGTTCACCTCCCGCGAAACTCCCGGAAAGATGTCTAAGAACCCTGCGCAACGCGGGGTTTTTTGTTGAGACGCCTTGCACATCTTCTGCAAACCAGTGTGGTGGAATTCTTTTCGGTGCTGGCCGGCGCCCGTTCGTGCGGCAGTCCCAGGGAGTTCCCATCAGAGAATTCAGGTGGGAGCTGGCCTCATGGCCCGGATTGAACGCACTGCATACGCCGGTGCAAGTGGAGCGATATTTCGAGATTCCGCTAGAGCCAGGCATGCACCGATAGGAAAATTTTCAAGATTCTTTTCTCTGCCCGTGTCGCCACCTGTGAATCAATGGTGAAAGTCTGCACGTCTTTTGCAAAAATCCTTGGGAGAATGAACATGGCTGCTGGCCGCCATGAAGTCTTGTCTGGAGCGGTGAATATCCTGATGCAAAGGAGACAATGAAGAACGATCTGCATGTGGCAAGGGGAAGATTCCTGTGCGCGGCAACTCTTCTGTTGAGTGTTGCCGGCGGGGCATCACTGATGACGGTATTTCTATGCCTCGTTGTATTTCTTGTCACCGGGAAAGACGTGGATGGCGAGTACAGCGCTGCAGCAGGAATGCTGGCGGCGTATCTGACCCTCCCTGCCTTTATCGTTGGCGGAATTCTGGGGGGAACAACGGCGCGGATGGCGCTGCGAAGTCCCGCTAGACCTCCTCCGAAACTATGACAAATCCCACGAACCCCGCCCGAACGGCGGGGTTTTCATTTGCGCGTCTTGAACGCAGAGAAGGAGTGAAATGAGCAATAAAGGCTACCGCATCGCCGGTTTCATGGACGGCTTCATGGGCGGCTACGACTTCGTCGACCGTCTGCAGCGCCGCGAGCAAGAGCGCGACTACCGCCGCGAACGCGCCGCCAGCGAGGACCAGCACTGGGACCAGGAGCAGGCCCTGCGCCAGCAGGAGCTGGAGCAGCGCAGCCAGCTCGCACGGGACCGCCAGCCCTACCAGCCGACGCTGGAGCAGCAGCGGGAGCAGTACGAAGCCGAGCACCGCGACCGCGTCGAGACACTGGCCCACGACCACGAGCGCCGCCGCCGCGAAGCGGCCCAGTGGCAGACCCCGCCCGCCACTCCGCCCCCGCCGCCCCGCAGGCCGGACCGGCGCCAGGCACTGGAGGGGCCCATCCGTGAACTGGAGGGGTTGTCGCCGTATATCCGCAACCCGCAGGCAATGCGGGATGCCCTCCGTAAGTACTCGGCCCTGAGTGACCTCAGCGTCCTGGAGGGTCGAACAGCGATCAATCCGAAGACCGGAGAACGTCGAGTGTATCGGGATGGAAAATGGGAGCGCATTCCGTGAGCGAGCGTCTGCCGGACGGCTTTGTGCTGGAAACCTTACCAAAGCGAACATTCGCACTCCGGGGGACAAAGGACCCCACGACCGTCTCGAATGATCTAGCCGAAAGTGACAGCTTTGGCTTGCCCCGCCCGAATGCTGAATGGACGCAGCTACCATTGGATGCGAGCCTTTCGTCCCTGTTGAGACAGAGGCGCCGAACAGCGCTACAAGGCAACTACGGTGGAGGCTATGGGATTCCCGTCCGTCAAGATTTTCTTCAAGCGGCGAGCCAAAGGAAAGAGCTTCCAATGCGAGATGCAGGAGCCAGAAAAGGCACCTACTTTATTGGTGGCGCCGGGCTGGATGGAAGTTACATCGACGATATGGTGAGAGCGCTGTCAAACGCCGGCATATCCAACGTCTCTGCTCCAGATCGGAATTTTCTTTCAAATGGGATGATGGGAGATATTCTGAGCGTTCCGTACTACGATGATGATCGTGACTTTGACATATCGAAAATAGATATGCAGGACATGGGGCCGCAGCTCAACCTGATTGGATATTCCTATGGATCATTAATGGCGGCACAGATTGCCGATAGTTACGCCAAGCAGGGGGGAGTAGTGGATAACCTTGTCTTACTAGGATCTCCCATAGCGGAGGCCTATCTGAAGGACCTTCGAAGGAATCCCAAGATAAAAAATGTGAAAGCAATTGACCTAACGCAGTTCGGCGATCCCTTGTATGCAGGAATATCAGAGCCAAAGGCGCTCGCTGCTCTTCCGTCCCTCTTTTGGCAGATGACCAAGGGTTCTGGACATTTCCACTATGCGCCGGAAAACGAAGCGGGAAGAGCCAGGAGGGCATTGCTTGCACAACAACTATACAATGAGAACCTGCGTTAGGATGCGGAGATCGATATGAGGGAAAAGGTGGCAAAGATTTTGTACGCGGTCGCGATCGCAGTTCCGGCAATTGCATTCACAACCTATGTCTGGCTCAGTCGTGAATTGGTTGCGGAGTACCGTGTGACGGAGCCTTTCAACACCGGGTTTCAAGTAGGACTTCTTCTGTTGACGTTCCCCGTTTTCCTGCTTGCGGTCGCCTTGAAGAGGAATCGGCACGCCATCGTGATCTATGCTGCAATCTGCTTGATGGAAGTTGGGTTCATCCTGGCGTTTCCTCCGAAGTTTGGCGTGCCCTAATTAAGTTGGTCATGGAGTGGGAAGCATTTCCCATATAAGATGCGCCATGGATAACAATGAGCCAAAGACTGGAGTCAATGTCGCCCCCGATGGCCGGCGGTGGTGGGTACCCAGGCTCGCGAAGGACGAGAATGGGGCCTATCTTGATGCCTGGGGGCGGAGCATGCCGCATGACACGCAACTGTTCATGCGCGAGTATGAGGCCAGCTTGCATGATCCTGGGCGTTACGATCCGCCGCTTGAAAAGATGTTCTGAACCCCGCCTGATGCGGGGTTTTTCTTTGTCATGTGCTCTCGTCGTCAGCTCAAGCGGCAAATCCCATGCTTGGCATCTGGCCATCGGGGCACTCGATAGATCATCCGGGAATCCAGAAAGGCATGACAAAAAATACTGAGGCCGAAGCCGATACAGACTTTGCAGGAGACGGAATGGCGGTGCCAACGGGGCCGGCGGCGGAACTGGAAGCGCATGTACTGTCCCATCTTCCGGATTTCCTTGAGCGGTATCGTCGCAAGGCATTCGACTATGTCGGGAATTCCAACTACTTCAGCGCCGACATAGCCAAGGAACTGTTCCCGGAGTATGCGGAAAACCGGGAAGCGCGCATGGCGAACTCGAGCCTGGTGCAAGCCGCTTCAATCCGGATCAAGGAAGAAGCATTCCGACGTCTATGCGAGCAGGCGCCTGATGGGGAAACTGACAGGGTTGTTTTCATGGCCGGTGGTACAGGAGCAGGAAAATCCACGCTGTCTCCACGAACGGGTGTGGTGTATGACGGAAACCTTGCCTCGATTCGAGGGGCCAGGAGAAAGATCGATACGGTTCTGAAGACGGGCCGCAAGGTCCTGGTCGCATATGTGTATCGTGAGCCGTTGCAAGCCTACCGCGATGGAGTGCTGCCGCGCGCGCAGCGCTACGGCAGAATCGTTCCTACAGATGTTCATGCCAGTACGCACGTCGGTGCATTTACAGCGTTCAAGGCTTTGAAGCGATACTTCAAGAACGACGACAGAGTGCAGGTCATCGGGCAGGCGCCGGAAGGGTCGCCGCCGCAAGCAGCTCAACTATGTGGTGAACTTGACGAGCTTGTGCGGGAACAGTTGCGGATGGGCAAGATTTCGGAACTCCTGGCGTCGTATGCATTGAAGCGGGGTAGGTGATCGTGGAAGACGATATCGGGAGCGGCATCAATGGGAAATTTCAATGAAACAAGCATCAATCACCGCGCTGTTGTTATTCACCGGCGCGTGCATAGGGGACGGCACGCCCCGAAAGGATGCGCTTGAATCGCTAGGCGAGCACTACCGTGTTTCGAAGATCGTTGCGGGTGTGGCCCCTGGAGACGACAACGCCGCCAGGATGTGTCGCGGGTTTATCCTGTCGGAGAAAAATCTGCGTGCTTTCCTGGGCAAGGCCCGGCCGGTCAGCGACAAGCAGTTGCACGACGAGTTCGACTGGGCGCCCTGTTATGTCCGCGCCACGCTTTCTGTCGGAACGCACACTGCCCTTGTCGAAGTGAGCGCATCGGGGATCGCATCAATACGGCTGGATGGCGGTGCTCCGGAAAAGCTGGGGTGTGCTTCGGAGTGCGATAGCCTTCTCTCGGGAAAGTAAGAGAGGTTTTGCATCCAGCACGTGAGGCGGATTCGTGGGTTTCTGTCGCAGTGGGTGCGAAAAGCGCACCTGCGGGAAAGCCGCCGCTCAATATTCTATGAAACGCCTCACGCGCCTGAACACGACGCCGTCGTCCAGGCGATCCCGACCGATCAGGCAGCGTGCGCCGTCTCCCCGGCATCGTTCCAGGATGTAGACGATCTCGCCGGGATTCCTGGTGTATGTACAGGGCTGCTCCACGCCTCCACCGTCCGGCTTCACGCAACTCTTGAAGCGCAAGAGGATGCGGGTGCCTTGGTCATCAACCTCCAGGGACTCTATGCCACCGATCAGGTCGCCGTTGTCCGTCATCCGGTAGGTGGCTCGGTTGCCACGGATGTGGAAACGGGAGACCTCGTAGTGGCTGTGCGTGCCGCTGGAGTTCATGCCATGGAACTCGTTCTCGTAGCGTCCGTCCAGCTTCCAGTCCTCGGCCTTCCCGGTACCGGCCGCCAACAGGAGGATCGCTGCAAGGCCGACGGAGCACAGGCGGAAGCAATGAGGGAGCAT